GCACTGCTCGATATGCCAAGCGTATTGCGTGCGTGCGTTAATGTGGATACGCCGGTTATACCGTCATAACTAAAATTCAAGACATGGATCATATCAGAAGGCTCAACAAGAGACTTGAATCCCGTCACTTGGTATCTCATCCTAGGGATACCATCAACCGTAATATAGACTACGCTAACCAGCCCGGAAGGTATATATTGAAGGGATAACGCATTACCATAATCATCCCTGTCAACGTAGGCGTATCCGTTGCCATTAAGCAACACGGAGCTTACCAACGTTTTAAGGAACGTGAATCTTGTCATATCCGGGTTAGGGAACTCCCGGAGAAGGTCGTAAGCGGGATGCCTAACATAGGGGCTTTTATATCCCTCATTATCTTTTTTGAAAGTGTCTAAAGGAAGTTGCGCCACACTCTCGCTAATGACATTGACGCATCTATATACGGCGGCAAGTGTCATAGCCGGTTTCCTGCTTGACCCACCGCCAAAGCGTTGCACGTTAACGAAGGATTCAACGGGTTCCTTTTTCTGTGAGCGCCTTATATTTATATCCAAACCCAAAAATCTCATACACGATGTCTTTACCTTAAACCGAAATCGTGTAATACATCAGAGAGAGTCTATATACTATTCGAGTATTGAGGTGTCATTAAGCAAACCCCCATAGCCTCAATCATGGAGATAACCCCGTCTATCTTCTTATCCCTATATTCCTTAGAGGGTTTCGTATTCCCGTTATGATCCAATTTCATAACAACATTCCTAAAACAGAAGCGAGTTATCGGATTATTGTCAATTACCACATTGCCGGACAATATTACACGCTCCATCTCTTTTGTTGGACGGTTGAAATTTCCTATGGACTGGCTTACCGGCTCCATTGGAAGCCCTTTATCCGTAGCGTTTATCACGAACTGCGTGGCGTTCCAAGAGTCATATCCTACTTTTACTATATACAACCTCTTGTCTACCGATAGAATATCGTCCAGTATATAATCGTAATCAACAACGTTACCGGGGGTAAGTTTCAAAAAACCAAGCCTCACCCACTCACTGTATTGCTCCTTGTTCTTTTTTGTCTCCAAAGCTTCTTCTGGAAGATAATATAACGTCTTGAAATAAAACTTGCCATCCTTTGGTATCATGAACGATACGCAAGTCAAGTCCGATGTGGATGAGAGGTCTATACCGGCAAAACAGTCATCCTTCGTGGTAAAATCATCCAGATCCACCTTCCTTGAGCATGCCAATATATAATCATCCGGAATCCATACGTCCGAACTATCGCACCACATGTTGAGATTTTTAGTCTTTACGTTGACCTCATCCGATGGTGTATTCATAGCCTTCCTTACCTCTTTTCTTAGGTAAGATGACTTGACTGTCACGTCCATATTTGGGTTGCTTTTTATCCAATTCGCCTCATCTTTCCAATCA